CGTCAGTTTTTGAATGCACGTGCCACTTCACAAGCGGTTGACAACATTGCTAAAGGTATAAGTCAGGTAAGTGGGCAACAAAACAAAACAGGGATTCAACAAAATCTACAAGCGCTTCAGCAATATCAACGTTTACTGCAAAGCATCGGTCCAGACGATCCGAATGCAAACCGCGCTGTTCAGTTGCAAGGCGTAATTCTCAACAAAATCCAGCAAAATGTAGCAGCGCAAAAGCAGCTAAACCAGCAAACTTCTAGGAGCGCAAATCTTTTTAAGATTCCTGAATTGCTAGGCGGGACTGGCGGCAAAGGTGGCAAAAAAGGCAAATCAGACGCAGAGCGCGAAGCTGAGCGTGCAGCCAAAGCAGCGGCAGAAGAGCAGAAGCGTGTAGCCGAACTTGTACGCGACCGCATGTTTGAGGCTGAAGTCCTTAAGACTAAATCTGAGCTGCAAGACAAAATTACTGCAGCCGAAACAGCAGGCGACGCAATGCTTGTAGCCCGATTAAAGGGCACAGAGCGTGAAATTGAAATTCAATCACGTTATGCGGTAGAACTTGCAAAAGAAACAAATGCACGCGCTCAGCAAGCAATCATTTACAAAGGACAGGTTGAGCTTGTTGCTAATCAGCGGGATGTTCAACGTGAGCTGAACGAACTGCAGCGCAAAGCAAATCAAGATAACTTCAACGCATTGCAAAAACATATTGAGCAGCAATATCAGCTAAACACGGGCGTTCAGCAACAGCTCACCTTCGCGGAAAGCTTGGCGGGTACTCTTGGCCAAAGCATGACTTCTGCTTTTGATGCGTTGATTACAGGCGCCGATAATTGGGGTGAAAGCCTGAAACAGATCGCTTCCGGTGCTCTAGTTGATATTGCCAAGCAGTTGGTAAAAATCTTCATCATTGAGCAGGCAATTCAAGGCATCAAAAACTTCCTGACTCCATTCAGTAGCGCAACACCGCTTGGTGCAGGTGGTGGGATGATTGGCAAGTTTGGAACGCTTGGCCCTAACTACGGCATCCCTCAGCGTGCAATGGGTGGCAGCGTTCGTGCCGGTCAGCCCTATCTAGTTGGCGAGCGTGGTCCCGAGCTGTTCATGCCGGGTCGCAGCGGTGGCATTGCACCTACAGGTAGCTTCGGCGGAAGCGCCAATATCGTCGTCAATGTCGATGCGACAGGCAGCAACGTACAAGGTAACGATCAATCTGGCAGGCAGCTAGGTGCTGTTATTGGTGCTGCTGTGCAGGCAGAATTGATCAAGCAGAAGCGCCCTGGAGGCTTGCTCGCATAATGGCTACTTTCCCTGCGATCACGCCTGCCTACGGCGCTCAAAAGACCAGCCGACCGCGTATCCGTACAGCGCAGTTTGGCGATGGTTATGAGCAACGCACGAGCTTTGGTATCAATCAAAATCCCAAAGAATGGTCGTTGACGTGGAACAACATCACCGAGGCAAATGCCGATTCGATTGAGACATTTTTAGATGCACGAGCAGCCGATGGCGCATCGTTTGATTGGACACCACCAGCAGAAGCTACGGCATATAAATGGGTTTGCACTGAATGGGACAAGCAGATCAACTACACAGGACGCGCAACGATTACTGCCACTTTCCGCCAGGTGTATGAAGCATGACCGTCCCGCAGTCAATCCAAGAGCAGCTACAGCTACTCAACCCATCAGCAATCATTGAGCTGTTTGAGTTGCAGCTAACCGAATTGGTGAATGGCGTTGATTTGACGCTGTATTACCACGCTGGCAAGAACGAACTGACTAGTGACATTGTTTTTGGCGGGACAACTTACAGCGCCTATCCGATTGAGGTTGATGGCTTTGAGCTGACTTCAAAGGGTACGTTGCCGCGCCCCACGATGCGCGTATCCAACATCGCTGGAACCATCACCTCAATCCTGCTGCTGTATAACGTCCTCAACGCCAAATTGACGCGGATTCGTACCTGCAAGAAATTCCTTGATGCTGTCAACTTCACTGGTGGCACCAACCCGACTGCAGATCCAACTGCCAAGTTCACCGATGAGGTTTGGTACGTCGACCGCATCAGCAGCGAAAATCCAACGATTGTTGAGCTGGAACTGACCAGCAAACTGGATCTGATCAATCTTGCTCTGCCTCGCCGTCAGGTTTTAGAGCACTGCCCATGGAAATATCGCGGCGCTGAATGCGGCTATACCGGCAGTGTTTACTTTGATATCAACGATAACCCTGTGACCAATTCGGCTCAGGATGTATGCGGCAAGCGGTATAACAGCTGCGCCAAACGATTTACCAGTGGCAATTTGCCGTTTGGAGGCTTCCCTGGTGCGCGACTTCAGATCTGAGGCACGCGAGCACGCCATCGATGCTCATCCTCAGGAATCTTGCGGTCTGCTGGTGCGCGTTCACGCTGGCGACGTGTACTGCCCATGTCGAAACGTCTGCGAAAACCCGGAAGAGCATTTCATCATCCATCCGCAGGATTACCTTCATGCCATCATGCGTGGCGAGCTTGTAGCCGTGATCCATTCGCACCCCGACGGTACACCGCCCAGCGAGGCAGATCAGTTGGCGTGTAGCACACTGGGCGTACCGTGGCACATTTACCTTGTCCCGCAGGATCAATGGTTGACTATCAATCCCTCGTAGGACTGCCGTGGAAATACGGCAAACAGGACTGTTACACAGTGGTACAGCAGTATTTTGCGCTGCAAGGCATCACGTTGCCTGATTTCGAGCGCCCTGAGGATCTTGACATCAGTCCCAGTGTTTACCTGCGCGAGGCGGTGTTGGTTGGGTTCAAACAGGTGCCATTCGCTGAACGCCGCCCTGGTGACATGGTGATCATGCGACTTGGGACGTTACACCCGATGCACGCTGCGATTTTGGTGGATTACGACCGGATTTTGCACCAGTTGAACGATACGCCGAGTGCTGTCGAGGATCTTCGCAGTTACTATGTAAGGAGCATTGCAGCGGTGTTCCGATATGCAGCGGGTCCGGCTGCTGGGTGAATTAGGCGACCGCTTCGGAACTGAGCACGAGTTCTATAACCTTCGCACGCCAGCAGATGCGATCAAATTGCTGTGCATCAACAACGAAGAGTTTCAGACATTTTTAGTTGAATCACACGAGAAAGGTATTGGTTATCGGTTGTTGCAGGCTGATGTAGATCTGGATTACAGCGATCTGCATTTGCCACTGGGGCAAAATGATCTTGTGTTGGTGCCAGTTGTCAGCGGTAGCGGCAAAGGTTTAACGCAGGTATTGATTGGTGTTGGATTGATTGCTGCATCTTTTTTGATTCCTGGTGCAGCGGCTATCGGCACATTTGGTTTAACTAAGGCGATTGCAGTTAAGACACTCGTTGCTGGTATTGGCGCAACATTGGCGCTAGGTGGGGCAGCACAACTGCTTTCGCCGCAGCCACAGATCCCAACGCTTAGCGGCAATCGCTTTGGCAGCGGCACGAACGCCAGCACTCGCGGCCCACAATCTGAAACTCGTGGTGCCGATGGTCAGCAATCCTACGCCTATACCGGCGCTGCAAATACCGTTGGCATGGGCGCTGTTGTTCCTGTCGCCTACGGCAAAGTGTTGATTGGCAGCCAGTTGCTTTCTGCCAATGTTGAAGTCACAGACGAATCTGATCCGCTGAGCACTGCCATCAAAACGCCGAGCTTTGACACGATCCGTATCGGCGGTGAGCAAGTTGGATATGGGTACAACGATGCTTCTGGTATTTCAACTCGCCGTACTGATCAAAACAGTTTTGGTGGCGAAGATCAATACAACTTGTACTACAACATTGGGCTATCAAATGGTGCTCAATCAACATACTTTTTCCAAACAAAGGACGGCAAACGCGACCGCTTTGGTATTTGCCTAGGCGTACCAGTTGGCATCCGTGATCGTGTATCTGGCGCAGGTTCGAGCCTTGTTGATGGCTTTATCACCTACCGCGTTGATGTGTTGAAAGGTAATTCACAAGATGTGATCGGCAGCATCCAAGCCACAATTCAAGGGCTTGCGTATGGGCATTACCGTTGGGTGCATCGCTTCGTCCATGCCAGCAACCCCAACACCAGCAACAATGCAACAATTCGGGTAGAGATCATCGACTTTCGCTGTGAAGGCGACGTTTACCTGCAATTCCAAGGTTTCGGATACGACCTCTAATGGCACTCAACTCCACTTCCACGATCAAGATCCTCGATCTTCTGTGCGAAGGTCCGATTGATGGCATTGAGGGCGCCGAGGCTGGCGTTTACCTAGACGAAACCCCGCTTGTCAGTGCTGGAAACAGAAACTATCCGCAGCAAGACGTTAATTACGAATTTCGGGAAGGTACGGCAACGCAAAGCGCACCAAGCACCGCACCTGGCGTTACTTCAACTGTTACTGATATCAACACGCAGATTGGCGCTAATTACAGTGAAGATCTAAACGCTGACAATCTGGTTATCAACCGCAATTACGGCGGTGGAAGTTTAGTACGTCAGATTACTGATACAGATACAGACTCATTCCGCATCCTTTTCACTGTCCCTAAACTGTTTTCTGTTGCCAAAGAGGGGTTAGCACAAGGGCAACTATTTAGCGCAACGATTGGAATCATTATCCAAGTCCAATCACGCGGCAGTGGTTATAACACGGTCTATACCCGGCGTATCACTGGCGTCTCAACAACAAACTATCAATTCACAACACCAAGCATCAACCTTGATGGTGTTGGTCCGTGGAATATCAAGGTCATCAAAGAAGATCTTGGCGAGGATGGATTTGAGGTTAAGTACGCCAACTTCCGCGACAATCCTACGAACATCTCAATCGCCAATGATCGCGGCAATGAGATTTACTGGACCAGTTTGATTGAGCAGCAAAACATCCGCACCGGTTATTCCTATTCCGCTGTTATCGGTCTTTCTGTTTCCACTCGTCAGTTCAACAGCCTTCCAACTCGTTCTTATCTAATCCGTGGCCGCAAGGTCATGGTGCCAAGCAACGCCACTGTTCGCCCTGACGGCAGCTTGCAATTTGATGGTGCATTTAACGGCAACTTGCGTGGTCCGGTGTGGACGACCTGCCCGGTCTGTTGTTTTTACGACATGCTCACCAACCCGCGTTATGGCGCTGGTGACTTCATCACGGCCGCAAATCTGAGCTGGACAGATCTGTATCCACTGGCGCGTTATGCCAACCAGCTGGTCACAACACCAGACAACACGCAAGAACCGCGTTTTGCTTGCAACGTCCTAATTGGTGACCAAGCAGATGCGTATAACGTCCTGCAAGATCTAGCGAGTGTGTTTCGCGGGCTGCTGTACTGGTCTGCTGATGTAGTGCAGGCTGCTGCGGATCACGG